GGCGTCCCGCTCCTCCGGGCCATAAGCTCAGCCATATCTCCTATCCAAAATCTCAACAACATCGGCAATGGCCCCGTCTCTGGCGTGGCCCACGATGACGGCGCCGGATTCCCGGACGGCGGCGGAGGCGTTGGCGGGGGCGAAGCCCTGATTGGCGGCCCGGAGCATGGAGAGGTCGTTGGCCTCGTCCCCGGCGCAGTAGACGTGGTCCATGGAGATTCCAAGCCGGGCGGCCAGGCGGCGGACCATGCCGCCCTTGCTGGCTCCCCGGGTGGTCATCTCCAGCAGGTGGGAGACGGAGAAAATCAGCTCGTAATCCTCCGCCCACCCCTGGGCGGTCAGAAAGGCCAGCACCTTCTCCAGGGTCTCGTGGTCCGCCTCGAAGAGGAGCTTCCCCAGGGGCAGGGGCACCTCCGTCAGGGAGGGGGCCTCCGTCAGGGCCACGCCGGTCATGTGCTCGTGCTGGCGGGAGATGGCGTTGGGCCGGACCACGTGAATCACGTTGTCGATGTGGTACGCCTCCACCGCCACGCCGGGGAAGCGGTCCAGCGCCGCCTCCAGCTCCCCCTGGGTCACGCCGCCGGATCCGCCGCCCGACGGCGGGTCGTCGAAGATGGCCCAGGCCCTTTTGGGGTCCTGCTTCTCCCCGTCGGACAGGGCGTTGTACGCCGCCCGGGTGATGGGGGTCACCGTCACCCCCTCCGCCTTTTTCTCCAGCTCCGCCTTGACGATGGCGCTCAGGGCGGACAGGCTGTTTTTACCGACATACTCGCTCATACGGCAGCATCCCAAATCTCTTGCACCTTGGTGTTGCTGATCTCCACCATATCCCCGGAGGAGATGGCAATGTAGGCGCTGCCCGTCCAGCGGTAGGAGGTATTGCTGGCCAGGTCCACATAGATTTTCCCGCTCTCGCCGGTCATGAGGTCCACGTGCCCCTCGTCCTCATAAAAAAATCCATCGTGATAGTAGCCCTCGACCACGTCGTCCACGTAGCTGGGCAGATACTCGGAGTTGATTTTCTTGTCCGCGCCCAGGGGTGCCAGCCCATTGGCCTGTCCCTTCTGGGCGGTGATGGCCTGGGAGACGCTCTCCGGCGTAGCGAAATCGCTGGCCGGATGGCCCTCCAGCTTCTGGGCGTTGTCCACCACCCCGTCGTTGTCCGTGTCATAGACGGATTTCAGCATATCGCCGCCCCCGGCGGCCGCGATTTGGTCCGCCAGGATCTTGCCCTGGGCGGCGGACAGGACCTTTTCCGTGTCCGTGCTGGTCAGGTTGTTTACCACGTCCGTTTTGTCCAGCTTGCCCGCCAGAGCGTTTTTAATCAATGTGACCAGATAGGTCAGGGTATTTTCGCCGGAATAACTTTTTGCCATTTTCTTAGCCTCCATTCCAGATTTTCAGCACTTCCAGGTTCGAAATTTCCTCCAGTCCGCTGATGGCCTCAATGGGGTGCTGGTCCTCCGCGTCCCGGTGGGTCAGCAGCCGGTGGTCGGATACGCCTCCGCCGGGGTTGTCCCCGCCGGGCGCGCCCTCCTGGATGGTCCCCAGAAAGGCCCAGCGGGAGGGCAGGACGATTTCCCCGCCCAGACTGCCGCTTACGCTCACCGTCAGAGGCCGGTTCCAGGCGGTCAGCACCCCCGCGGGGATAAAACAGATGTTGTCTGTGTCCAGAAACACCCGGTCCATCCGGTCCCCGGCGGAGAAAAACACTGTCTTGGTCAGTCCCTCCCAGTCGGGAGAAAAGCTGAACTGGACCGGATACACGTTGATGCTCCCGCTGGTCACCGGCTCCTGCTCCCGCACCAGCAGCTGGGTCTTGTCCGCGTACAGCCGAAACATAGCCGCACCCCCTTATTTCAACGCCGCCACTTTGTCCAGCAGCGCGTCGATCTCCTCTCCGGAGTATTTGCTGGTGTAGTAGCCCTCCCCCTCGCCCGCCTGGGCCTGGATGGAAAGGGCCTGCACCTGCTCCTCCAGCAGGGCGATCCGCTCCTCCATGGTCATAATGTCACGCTCCTTATACGATTATCTTGCGGCCCAGCTTGTCCAGCATGGTCCGCCCCTGCTTGTCCCGCAGCATCCCGCCCCGCACGGGCTTGGGGACGCTGTAGTATACGATCACGCAGCCGTTGGCTCCCCGGCCCCCGTTGCTGCCCCGGCCGCCGGACGCCTGGCTGCTGGCGTGGTTACAGGTGTAGCCGCTGTCGTTGTATGCCGTGGCCCGGCCCTCTCCGCCGCCGCCTCCGCCGCCGTGGCCGCCGTTGCCACCCGCTCCGGGGGAGGATCCGCTGGAGCCAGCCCCCGGAGACGCGCCCGGTGCGCCGGCGGGCGCCGTGGCATATACATGGAGCGTGTCCCCATAGCCGGTTGTGTAGGCCCGGCCCCGGGCGGTGGACGAAGGGCCGCTCACCCCATAAGCCGCGCCGCCGCCGGGGGAGTAGCCCGCACCGCCGTACCATACGCCGTGGCCGCCGACCTCCTCCAGCTGTGTGCTTTGCGGGCCGCTCAGCCCCCCGCTGGGGGCCGAAAAACGCTGGATGCCGCTCTGGTTGTAGCGGTTATCCTCCGGGAGCGCCGTACCGGAGCCCCGTCCGCCGGCGTATCCTTTGTTCCCGGGCCTGCCGTAATACTGCCCCGTAACGGGGTCCAGAAAGCCCACAGCGATAGGGGAGCCCTTGGACGTATTGTGGGGCCCAAAGGAGGTGTCCCCGCCGTTAGCGCCCGTTCTGGAGGTGTCCGCGCCTCCGCTGCCGCCGGAGCCGCCTGTACCGATGGTGTAGGGAATCACCTGCCCCGGGGTAACGTCCATTGAGACCTGTACCACCCGGCCGCCCTGGCCGCCGTTTCCAGCCGCGCCGCCTTCACCGCCCCAGCCCCAGCCGATATACAGGCCGTACATGGCCGGCTGATTGCCCCAGGCGGGCTCATTGACCGAGTGGGTGCCGCCCTGCTTGCCGGGCTTGCCGTTGCAGCCGGAGGCCCCGCCCTGGCCGCCGGAGATCATCACCACGGTCAGCCGGGTCACCCCGGGGGGGACGGTAAAACTGCCGTTGCTGGTGAGCAGCACCCGCTCGTCGGTATAGCTGGTGCTCTCCATCTGGATGGGGGCGTAGCCCACAATGCTTTTTGTCTCCGCCTTTAGTGTATTGCTTAGGTTGATATCCGCGCTCTCCAGGCAGGCGGTTACCAGAGTGCGGTCAAAGGGGTGGTACATAGATAGCCGGTCCCCGGGCTTTTCCCCGTCGTAGACAATGGGGGCCTGTATGGTCTCCCGCCACTTGTAATAGTTAGCCAGCCGGTCCGCCACCACGTTGGAGTTGAGCAGCCCCACCAGGGTGGCGTCCTTGATGGTCTTGACGTTTTCCGCCGCCCCCGGGTTGATGGCCCGGCTGAGCTCCCGGGTGTTGTGGATGTACGCCTTGCCGGTCAGGGCCCCGGAACCGGTGGACAGCTTGGCGTAGTTGGCCCCAGACTCCAGAATGGAAAATCCCGTGGCGCTCAGGGAGTGCATTGGCTCGTCAAAGGTAATGATGTCCCCCTGCTGGGCGGTGCCCTCAAAGAGGGTCTTTTCCTCCAGCCCCGGGGTGTACTGATGCTCTGTCAGCAGTACCTTGCTCACCCGGGCCCCGTAGCCCACGCTGGCGTCGGTGTACATCCGGGAGGACGGCACCCCGCCGGAGATCCCGTCCCACAGCCCCTCAACCCGCAGCGCCCCCTCCAGGTCGCCTTTGACGGCGGCTCCGATGGCAAACAGCACCTGGGCAAAATTGTCCCGGGGCGGGGCGATGGGCAGCCAGCCGTACAGCTTGATAGCCCCCAGCATAGTCTTGACGGTACAGGGCACGTCCCTGCAGATGTCCGGGACCACCTCGCCCACCGTCTGCCCGGTGTATACCCCGCCGTAGTGCTTGCCGGTAATCAGCCGCCCGATAGCGGAGGTGGCGGAAAGGCTGTAGAGCCTGGGGGCCACCCGCTGGATGTCCTGTATGTAAAAGATAATGGCCTTTTCGCTTTTTGGGTAATAGTGCAGGGGGGTGTTGCGCACGAAATCCAAAATACTCTTGTCGTCGCACTCCACTGTAACGTTAAGGGTGTTGGCCTCCAGCCCGGAGTTGGTCAGGGAGGCCACCAAATACAGATTCCCGGCCTTGATCCGGTCGGCGGGAAAGGTCCAGCGGCTATACTCAATGCGGCTTTGCATATGTCCTCCTTACGCCGGCGCCCGCTGGGGGGCGTTGGCCTGAAACTGTACGCTCAGGCCGTGCCACCGGCGCTTTCCGGCCATTTTGCCCCGGCTGGTGTGCTGGGCGCTGTACACCATGGCCTGATAGGTAATGGTCTCCTGGCCGTGGGGCATAACCACGGTGTGGGTGGCCACCGGCGCGGTGACGGCGGCGAAGAACGCGTCATAGTCCCCGGGGTACCGGGGGTCGGGCTCTACGTCCATCTGATGGTCGTAGTAGGTGCCCACCAGGTCCCGCTCATACCGGCCGGAGAGCATATCCCCGGCGTTGGGGCCGTCCGGGAGCCGCGCGGACTCCTGGAGGGTGTCGTATACCACGCGCACACGGTAGTGCACGCCGTCCATTTGGATGCCGGTCATTTAGGTTCCTCCTTCTTGTCCCCTACACGCCCTTGTGATAGAATTAGAGGGAGAAAGGGATGGTAAAGTATGCTTACAGAACAGCAGTATCAGAATTTGGTCAGGTACCGCGATACTTTTTTTAATGCGGCACAGAAACCAGACGATGCTACTGTATATTTTTATAAACTTAAATACATTGAAGTTGAGAGAACAGAATATACGGTGCAGCATGAATGCGAAATTTCTTATTTGAAAACCGCTTGGGTCTTAACGCTGGAGGGAGAAAGGGCGTTAGAAGAGTTTGAGCAGCACGCCAAGGAAATGGCCGAAGATCGCACCATAAAGAAACGCGATCGAAAATTCGATCTTTTGAATACGCTTCTCGGTGCTGTCCTTGGCGCGCTGTTTGCCATACTCGCGGGGTTTATTATGAGCAGGCTCGGATTTTAAATCAGGTGTGTACATCTTACATCTCACTCCAAAACCAGATTTGCCCCCCGCAGGGACTTATAGCCGTCGATGTAGGGCACCAGAAGCCGGCCGACCACCACGCCGTCCAGCACCACGGTCGCCGACAGATTCGCGGGGGCGGAGCTGCGGGCGGTCTCGGGGCCTATGGCGTCCTTGACAGCCTGCATGATGGTGGAGTAGGGCGATACGATTTCCGGCTCCGTCTTGTTGTCGCCGATCACAGCAGTAAAGGGGTGGTTCGGGCGGGCTACGGTGCCCTGGGCCAGATAGGGAAGGGTTTCCTCCATCATGGAACGCATTGCGTAAGCATCTGGAAGCATTCTCACATCAGGGAGCCCAGCGGATGCTTCTGAGACTTGTCCGCTTTCTCCTCCCAACTGCCTGAAGAAGTTTATTACGCTTTTGATTTTACCGCCTAGCCAATCCAGCGCTTCCCCAATTTTTCCAATGAATTCTGCAATGTTGTTGAGCATATCCGCCGCCGCTACTGCCAAGTCAGCTAAAAATGGTCCAAACGTTTCAAGAAATTTTGTTTTCACATTTGAAACAGCCTCACCCACTTTGGCAAGGGAATCATCTAATTTGGCCTGAGCGTCTCGGCTTTCCATGAGAGCCTCATTGTTTTCGTAAAATACCTCTGCCGCATCATCGTAGACATGAAGCAGATTTTCCATAATGAGGCGGGCTCTATCACCTTCATCACTCAAAAGACTGAGACTTTCGTTGAATTCATCTTCACTTTTCCCCACCCAGTTCAGAGCATCAGCCAGTGCGCCTGTCACTTCTCCTGTCTTGGCGGTTTCATTTGCTGCCTCAATCAAGCTCTCAATGGGAAGAGCGTCGCCAAATGTACCGTAGACTCCGGCGGCGATTTCGGTCCATTTTGCCAGGTCCTCTTCGCTGGTGGCTAACTGGGCAAGGAGTTGTCCGGCCTCTGCGGCAGTATCCGTTTCTCCAAGAATTCGATAAAGCCCCCGGTATGTCTCCTGAGCATCGGTGGCACTAAAACCGGCCGTTTCAAAAGCCGTATTAAGTTTCCCCATTGCCTCACGGTATTCCGCCGTTGCTTCATCCAAATTCCAAATATATTGAACCGCATCGCTTAAAGCACTAATCAGTAAGGAGATACCCCCTGAAACTAAATTTGCCGCAGCGGCCTTAGCAATCGTAAAACCGCCTTCAAGACCACCAGCAGAATTCCCCATTTCATCCAGACCGCCAGTAGCATCCTGCGCGGAATTCCCAAGGCCGTCTACTTCCCCCGTTGTGCCCTGTGCAGCATCTTGGATGCTCTCTAACCCATTGGCCGCAACCTGAGCCGCGCTCTCCAGCGCTTTCATTTCTTCATTTAAATCAGCTATAGATTTTTGTGCAGCATTTATAGCGGAAGATGTTAAATCCAACTCAAGGGTATATGCCTTAAATGTATCTGCACTGATTTCTCCAGCGGAAAGCGCATCATACATCCCCTGGGCAGCGTTTTGCAGCTCCTCAAACCGCTTTTGATTGCCTTGCACCACATCGCCAAGAAGCCGCTGCTTTTGTGCCAACAGCTCCACATTACCAGGGTCCATTTTGAGCCCGCGTTCTACATCACGGAGGTCAGACTGCACCTTTTTTAGATTAGCATCGACACCAGCCAATGACTTATCCAGCTTCGTCATATTGCCGTCGATTTCAATGGTAATACCCTTAATTCTATTCGCCACAGTCCATCACCTCACAGCATACGGTCCATATCCTCTTGCGTGGCCAGCTCCGGATAATCCAATCTGTCGTTAAATGCCTCCGCAAACATCTCATTGAGCATACCAATGGTCAGCAGTTCCAGATCCCGCAGCGGGATGCCCAGCTGGCAGGCTCGTAGCATCAGGAGCGGCGTGGTCACATCCCGGTCGATTGATCTCGTTTTTTTTTCGCCGAAACCAGCGTTTCCGTATTACTAACCCACAGCGCCAGCAGTGTCGGGAAAATTTGATAGATGGAAAACGTCCCAAAGCTCTCCAGCCACTCATCCGGATCAGCGGGTACCGCGTCCTTGTCCGCGTGCTTGGCCATAATATAGGCGATGTCCTCAAACAAGGTCAGCGCCTGGATGGGCAGGGAACCGCCCCCCTGGCCGGTCTGCTCGAGCTCCTTCTGGATGGCCTGGAAGTCCTGCAAAATATCCCGTCGGAACTTGATCCGGTACAGCCGGGGGACGGCGGCGGTTGCCCGGAACCGGACCTCCCGCCCGTCGATGGTTACGGTCGTCTCCATGGGTTATACCTCCTGGGTGGCCGCCGGTTCGGGCGGCAGCCACACGCTCTTGTACCAATCGCCAAACACCTGGTCCGGCGTGGTCTCCGTGGTGCGGGCCCGGACCTTGCCGTCTGCCAGGGCCGTGGCGGTCAGATTCATGGTGTCGGTCTGAGGCGTTTTGGATGCCTCATTCGTCTGAGCGCTTTCTCCAGGCCGGCCTACGGAGCAGTTGTAGAGCACCCGCCGGGACGCCTTTTCGTCACCGGTCACCTCATACAGCAGCGCGAAGGGCTTCGGCTCCGCGAATGCGTTCTCCACCAGCACATGGCTGGTTTCGTCCTCCGTTTCCCCCAGAATATCCTTCCGGAAGCTGTCCGGAATCAGGGCAATTTCCAGCGTTCCGGAATATCCCGTGTTGCCGGTGGTCACGTAGTACGCCACATCGTCGGCGTAAAAGGTATTTGTTTCGCCCTCCGCGTCCAGCGACAGATTCACCGCGCCAGGCAGACGCTTGGGGGTGCCGAAAGACACCTCCCCGTCGTCACTGGTGGTAATGAGGGCGTAGTGGCAATTTTTCAGGCCGAATTTCACTTTATTCGCCATAGTTACACCTCAATTTCATAACTCGTTTGAAACAATCTCAAATCCGGGACATAAACCGTGTCCCGGTCCCAGAAGATTTCCGCCTCCTCCAGAATGCGTTCAATCTTCTGCATATCCGCTTCGCTGCGGTCCACTGTGTACAGCTCCAGGGTGATCTGCTCAACGACGGCGTAAACGATATCGTCCGCGCCGAAATTTTCAGTCCCGTCGAACAGATACAAACCGTAGGGCGGGCGGGGCGGTTTTTCCCAGTGGTTGTGCGCGAAGGGGATGCCGGTTTTCTTCAGCAGCGCGGCAAGCTCGTTTTGGGTCATGAGCCCGCCTCCTCAATAACTTTTTTGACTTCCTCTTCAATCATTTTCATTGCGTCATCGTAGGCCGGTTGAACATGGGGTTTCCCTTCTACACGCCCGACAATACGGCCACCATACTTTGCTTGATGTCCATTCTCCAAGAGATGTATCAACTGATAATCCGTTTTGTTATGGACAATGACTCTATTGATTCGATACCGTTTCCAGCGGCTCGACTCCTTTTTCATGCTCCAGCCCTTACGATAGTCTCCGGTCAGCTTTGGAGACCGATCCTTAAGGTTTTTGACGGTTTGTTTTCCTACCATTACAATCGCATCAGCAACACCAGACGCAATATCATCAGAATAACCATCCAACATATCCATAACAGTCTTGGACAAAGAATCCGCATTAACCTTCAAGCTCATCCCGATATCCCTCCCACACGTTTCCGTCAGTCTCCTCCAGGGTCAGGCGGGTCACCAGCATTCCGTCCTTGTCCTCCGTCCGGGCGGTCTGCTGGATCAGGTAGTAGGTGCCCCCGATCCAGCAGATATCCCGCACATTGATGCTGTCGTCCCGCCATATCTCGATCAGGCGGTCCGCCTGCTGGCTCACTGCCGCCGCCGAATAAAACCGCTGGAGTCCCACGGTCAGCTCCCCAAAGCATTGCTCCGCTTTTTTGACCAGGCGCTCCGGGGTCCCGGGGGTGGTCTCGTCCCGCTCCACCCGGTAAAAGATGGCGTAGCCAGCGTCATGGAGCATAGCCGCCCCTCCCTCCCTGGCTTGCAATCATATCCAGCCGCATCCGCCGCAGGAATTGCGGTTCAGCCTCTCCGTTGACCCGCTTGCGGTACAGCCACGCCGCCGTGGAGATTGCCAGCTGGTCATAGTCCGCGCTGCCGTCCGGCCGCACGCCCTGCCGCTCCAGGCTGCCCTGGGCCGCTTTGAGCAGCTGGAGCAGATAGGCTTCCTCCCCCGGAATGCTGCCGGTGCGCTGTAAGTCCTGCCGCAGCAGGATCAGCATATCGGCGTCCAGCATGGCTTACACCTGCTTGCTGCGGGTCCGGGCGGCGGCGGCCTCCTCCGTCTGGTTGGCCTTATCAGGGGCGAAGGTCATGGACGTGGTGGGGGCCTTTCCCGCGATATTCACGGCCCCGAAGGCCTCCCCGAACACCGGCACACCGTCATAGCGGGCGGTGCCCTTGAATACGGTCTGGTCCTCAATAAAGCGCACGTGCTCGCTCTGGGCCAGCTGCGCCCCGGCCCGCTGGGCCAATAAGTACAGGTCGAAATAACCGAAAATGATATCGCCCACCGGAACGAAATCCAGCGTCACGATGTCGCCGCCCACCACGGGCATGGTGCTGCCCTGGCCGGACACAATGGCCCCCGCCGCGTTTACGCTCATGGCCTGGGCCACCAACTGGGCCTTGGTGGTCTCGTTCATCACCCATGTCAGGCCGCCCCGGGAATAGTTGCTTTTCGCGTTGCCGGAAGCCAGGATCATGGCCTGATACAACTCGATTCCCGTCTTGCCGGTGATGGTCGTAATGTTTTTTTCATGCAGATCCGCCCACGCCGGCGCGTTGGCGTTCCAGTTCTCAGGCTGGGCGGTCTGGGCCAGCCGGGTCATGATGCCGATGGGCATTTTCCGGCCGGTGCCGTACAAAATGGCCTTGTCCACCGCATAGCCGATGGACTGGCCAATTACGTCCATAATCTCAGAGGCCAGATTAAGGTCGCTGTCCTCCAAAGTGGCGTTGCAGATGGCGATAAAGCCGCCCACCTTATAGCCGTCCACTTCGATTTGGTTAAAACCAAATGCGAGCTCGTTGAGGGTGGCGCAGGCCTCCGTCCACACGGCCTCCGGCACGACGCCCATGATATTCTGCCGGGCGGTGCCGGGGACGGGGCGCAGGTTGACCCGGGCAATCAGCTTGCTGTATTTTGTGATATTCTCCCGGATCAGTTCCAGCATCACGTCGGGGATGGTCAGCTCCGCGCCCGTAACGGCCCGGTTCTCCTGGCCAAAGGTCCGTACCCGCTGGAGGAAGGATTTGACCTCCTCCCGGGCCAGGAACGCGTCCCGCTGCTGGCGGTCCAGGCCGAAAAAGCCTCTGCGGTGCATACTCATAATTCCATCATCCTTTCTTTCCCCGCCTGTAGGGGCGGGAGTCCCCTGGGGCTGGGGGATAGACGGGACGGGCTGGGCGGCCTCCTCTGCGGCCAGCTCCTTCTCCAGTTGCTCCACCTCTCCGGCCAGGGCTGTTTTTTCTTCTTCATGGGCCGTTTTCTCGGCCTCAAACTCAGAGACCAGGGTCTCCACCGCCTTCTGGTCCTCTTCGCTCTCCGCCTCTCCGATGGCCTGCTCCAGCTCGGCCTCCCGGGTAGCAAACTGAGCATCTTTGGCCCGCAGGGCCTCCAGGGCGTTCTTTTTTTCATCCAGCTTTTTGCGCAGCAACAGAGCTTTCAACGCCATTATTTCGCACTTCCTTTCAGCTTGTTTTTCATGGTCTCCCGCCACACCTGGGCGGTGCGCCGTCTGATTTCCTCCGCCTGAGCTGTCCGGGCGGCCACAGAGGTCTCCTGATACGCCGGGAAGGTACACACCGACACCTCATAGAGCGTGGAAACCTCCTTGATGGTGAAATGGACGGAGCCGTCATTCCGGAACTCGCTTTCCTCCGCCCCAATGTCAAACCCAAAAGAGCACTGGTCCACGTCGCCCCGCTCCACCCGGTAATACAGATTCATTGCGTCCCCGTCTTTTTGGTTGATCTTGCTGCGGCACCACAGCCCATGACCATCCTCCCGCAACGCCAGCGTTCCGGCCTTGGTCCGGCCCAGGACAAGGGTGGTGTCGTGGTTGGTCAGGGCCCGGATATCCGCGCCCAGACATTTGGAGAAGGCCCCGGGAGCGATGCTCTCCGTGATGCCGGGACAGATCTCATAGATGCTGTTGAACACCGCGAAATAGCCCTCAATGTATAGATCCCCGTTTTCCTCCGCCGCCCGGTACTCGGTGGGGCGGCACACCATAATGCGCCTATCCAGCTTCTTCACCTCCCGTTTGCTTCAATTTCAGCTGGTCCCCGATTTTATTGATTGGGATGTAATTTTCCAGAATCACCAGTTCATCCAGCCCCTCCTTGGGCCCCTGGCCGATCCAGTCCCGGACCTCGTTTCCCGTCATGATGCCCCGGACGTACAGTTCCCCGCCGATGTCGGCCAGGGTATGCACGTCGTAGGCGTACAGGCTCCAGGGGTTCATCCGGAAAAACATCTCATCGCTGATCAGCAGCTTCCGGGTTAATTCCTGCTCCAGCCCCCGAACGATGGGCAGAACCGTGGTGTTGACAAAAGCGTTCCACTCCTCCCGGTTAAAGGCTCCGGCCCCCAATACAAAGGCGGGCACCCCCAGGATTGCAGCCACGGTTTTTTTGTCCAGGGTGACCGACTCATGGATTGCCAAATCATTGAGCGTAAGGGGTTTGATTTGCTGCACGCTCATGCCGTCAGACGGGATCAACATGGGGCTTCCGGGGTCCCCCGGGGAGAATCCCCGCAGGAAGTTGGCGCGGCCCTCTGCAGTACGCAGATCCTCCGCCCAGGAATCTACCTGGATAATCAGGCTGGGCTTCCATTTGTCGGCCATAAAGCTTTTCTTCGTGGCCGACGCTTGTTTCAGATTTTTGACAACATCCCGCAGAGCCACCCGGTATCCATCGCCCCGCCAGGGCTGTTCCGGGTTTGGGTTGAGCACAAAATGCAGCAGGTTGTCCGGGTTGTGCTCCTGGCCGCCCAGACGGATTTTGTAGCCAAATCCTCCGTCCGGGACAAAGGACACCTGAGACGGCGGGACGGGCTCCAGGCTGTCCAGATAGCCGTCTCTGGTTCGGGGGATTACCACCGCGTTGCCGTCTCCGTTCAGCATGAGGGTCCGAATCACATGGGAGACCAGGGTCATCCGGGACATATACCGGTTCGGCGTGATATCCACCTTCCGGGACAGCCCGTTTTTGATACGAACGTCCCCGCCGGAGGAATTGGCCATCAAATGGATGGTCATGCTCCCGATCAGGGTAGCCATCTTATTCACGGCCGTCAGGACCTCCGGGCTCTCGCTCAGGCGGGTATAGCCGGGGATGCACAGGGAGTCGTGCGCGCCGTCGGTCAGTAGCCAGCCCACCATGCTGGACTGGTTCGCGTCGCGGATATTGTTTCCACGGGATTTTTTGCGTTTGCTCAACGTCTCCATCCTTTCGATTTTTCTTCCCGCTCCAGATCCTCCAGCATTCGCACCGCCGCAAACACAGCCGCGTCGAATACGTCGATCCGGGTGGTGTCCTCAATCTTTTCGTATTGGACCATATCGTCGGTTTTCTCAATGGCGTGGACATTCTGCACGCAGTATTCAAAGGCGTCGCTGTGCATATAGTACAGGCATTTGCTTTTCGCCTTTACTTCGATCCGCCGGAAGCCCTGGGACTTCTTCCAGAAATACTGCGGCTGATCCACAACCCTAAACTGGGCTTTCTTCATGCCCACCACATATTCCGCGCAGAATTTCCGGTCGTGGCCCACTTCCTTGATTTTGAAACCGTCATGGCGCATTTTCTTAAACCAATTCACAACGTCCATATGGTTGACCACTTTGTCGTTGCACAGGTCCAGCCAACCATCTTCCTTCCAGCCGAACAGAGGGATATTGTCCTCATCGGCTTTGATGTGGGCGGCCACCACGGGGAACCATGCGTGGGGAATGATAATGTCCACATCGACAATCTCACCGTCGCTGCGCGCATAGCCCTCCAGGGTGCCGTAGAGCGCGGAGGCGGTCAGATCGTGGAGCTTGGAAAGGTCCGACCCGCCGTACCAGCGGATGGGCAGCTTTTTCAGATCCTCCAGCGTCCAGTCATACATCCTGTCGCTGGCCCGGAATTCTTCAATGTTAAAATAGGCCTTCATGGCCGCCACATAGACGTTCAGAGATTTTGCAAAAAACTCTTTGCGCATCTGCGGGTCGTTTTGGGCCTGGATGGCCTCCGCCAGAATGTCGGCGGGCCGGATCGTCACCCCATAGCTTGGGTTTGCCATTTCCAAAACTTCCGGATTGGTGAAATCCACGTCCCCGGTCTCCGGATCCTGGGGGGCGCAGGCCATAAAGATAAACAGTTGGTCATCCTGATTGGTGCCGTTCAGAACCTCCCGGCAGTATTTCAACCGCCGGTAAAAGTAACTGTTCATCTTGTCCCCGGCGGTGGAGATGGCGATCATCAGCCGGTTGGAGTACGCCTTCATGGCGTCCAGAATGATTTTGTACTGCTTGGGAGACTTATAGGCGTGGACCTCATCCGCGATGCCGATGTTGCAGTTCAGGGAGTCCTGGGCGTCCGGGTTGGCCGCCAGGGCCTGAATGAAAATACTGCCTTCTCCAACCGTGCCGGAAATGCTGTGTTCCTGGTTGTTGTCGATCACCCGGAAATTCCGCTTCTCTCCCATCTCTTCCAGGTTGAAATTGATAAAATTGAAGCTCTCCAGGGCCTGCTTCAGTGCCGCGCCCACGATATAGCATTTGCTTCCGCTGCGCCGGTTGAGCAGAGAGAGGGACCACGCCAGGGCGGCAGAAAATGTGGTCTTGACATTTTTTCGGGGGATGTAGATCACCGCTTCATGGAACCGCCGTATTTTTGTTCCGGCATTCTGGAACCCCACCAGATTGTAGATAATAAACTTGTGGAACGACTGGAGTAAAAACGGCTTGCCCCGCATGGGTGTGCCGTCCAGGGCCTCTCCCTGGGCATGGACAAAGGTTTTCTCTATAATCCGGATGCAGAACTCCGCATCGGTGGGGTCAAAGTCCCACTTCGGGTTTTCTAGGTCCTGAAGGAATCGCTCACAGGCCTGTTTTCGCTCCGGATTTGCCAGCTTTCGCCCCTCCACGATGGAGTTAGCATACTCCATCACCTCCGCCTGGTTGGGGAATCTTGGTGCGCTCGACCGCTTACGGGCCACCGGATAACAGCTCCTCCAGCTTGGATTTCTTTCCCGGGGCAGGCAGTTTGCCCTCCCGCTCCGCCTTCGGGTTGAGACAGAGCCGGTCGGAGTATGCCAGGATATCCCGTCGCACTGCCTCAATGGTCCCAACCAGCGGAGATTTTTTCTCCCCCGCCGCTCCGGTGGCCGTGGCGTAGTTATATCCCGAGCCCGTGTCATATTCCCGCATCAGCCTGTGATACTGCTCCCAAAGCCCGGCGTAAATGTCCACGAGCCGGGCATATTCCGGCCGGTAAACCCCGAGTTTTTTCATCTCCGCCACGGTCTGTTTTTTGATCGTTGCCTTATTAGTAGCCGGAGCCGCCATAGCCCCTCAACCTCCTCCCCAAAAAAATCCCCCAGCCCTCGCTCTATTGGAAAGCATGCCGCCCACCGGTCTCCAAGGGGGTACTAAAGTACCCCCTTGAGGGAGGGGGGGCGTATACGCCGCCGCCAGGATTCCCCCAGTTCCGTGAGCTCGTTGGTGTCCCGGTCGTGCATAGCGTTGTGTGCCTGAGCCGACAGCGCGATTAGGTTCCACTCGCACCAGGCATACTCGGGGTAATCCTCTGCGGGCCAAACATGATGCACCGTGTTGGCCTCTATGGTCCGTCCATATCTGGCGCTCTCACGGCACAGGCACTTGTCTCGCCGCAGTACTCGCTTTCGCAGCCGTTTCCATTTTCCGCTTTTGTAATCCATGGGCTATCACCTCCAGGCAAAACAAAAAGCGCCTAAGCCACGACACCCGCAATCGGGTTGTCATAGGCTCAGGCGCTGGTCACTTTGGACGCTGGCTCAGGCGCTTCGATATTTACAAGAGTTTCCTGCCCGCATCGTTTGCACTTGCGCGGCAGATTTTTGGCGGTTGTGCTGGGGAGTATCTTTTGCAGCTTCCCCTTGCCGCATACTGGACAGATCACCCATCCGTCCTTCACGCTCAGTTTACCACAGCTTTTTTCATTTTGCAACCTTGTCAACCTCTTTTCTTATAAAATGAGAGAAGATATAGTTACCCCCAAGACCGAAAAGAATAGAAAAGCCTATTCTTTCTTCCTGCGTTTTCGTTTTGCCCGGGGCCGTTTCTTCCTGGGAGAATATGGGAGCATATACTTCATCCAGCACCACTCCCCGTATCCGTTGGTTTCCGGCCCGGTCTTGGAGACGGCCAGCGCCTCCGGCGGCGGAGCCAGGGTCAGGCTGTCGGGGATCTCCATGGTCTCCGGCTCCGAACGGACCAGACCCAGGGACGGCGTCCAGGTCCGCTCCCCCACTCTGGGGTGTCCCCACTCCCGGGGCTCCTTGGTGAGATAGCTGGCCAGATCCTCATAGGTGTGGTCCTTGTCAAAGACCAGCCGCCGCAGCTCGATGTCTCCAAAGCTCCACAGCCGCCGAAGCTCCTCCAGATCCTCCCCGGTGGAGTTAATGACCAGGTGGTGGTGGATCCGGCCGCCGGGATAACAGCCCTCCGTTACATAGATATAACGGAGGGGCTGGCCCCTGGCCTTCCGGTTCGCCCGGAGCTTGGACAGCACCCCCCGCAGGCGGCGCATTGCCCGGTCCCGGTTTTCCGGCAGATGCTTGTCGTCATAAGTAGTGGTGAGGAACAGGTCCCCGTTGTCAAAGTTATCCGCCAGAGTTCGCTCCAGCTTCTGCACCGACGTGCGGAAATTCAGCTTTTCCCGGGCCAGGGTGCTGGCCTTCTGCTTCTGTGCCCGGGCCTTGGGGGAGTCTCCGGCAGCCGGCGCGGTGTAGAGGACCTCGTAGACCATCCGCCCGGCCCGAATGCGTTTCAGGATTTTTGGCATTTATTTCGCTGCCTCCTTCGAAATGGAACCTCATATCCGGTTTTCTTTTTGATATGGGACAGATATACGCTGATTTGCTGCTCGGTTGTATCCAGTACCTCGGCTATCTGATTTACCGTCAGATCCTCCCAGTCCCCCTCCATAATGGACCAGATCAGCGTGCCTTCGCGGAACGGGTTTTCAGGCTTCATGTTCGATCCCCTCCATTAACTGCTTATAGCTGGTCCCAACCAGCCCAGGGGACTGGTCGGAATCGGTTCCCTTAAAATGTGCCTGCGGATGGCGTGGGCGCATAAACTCAATCATGGCGAAATTGGCCACATCCACAAGGTGCTCTGTGTTCCCGCTTTCCCGGTACAGCGCCAGCCGCTGATCCAGGCACGCCACCGCATCGGCCAGCTCTGGATATGTATCACAAATCCAGCCGTATTTGTAGTGAGAGGTTAAAATCCTGTTCTTCATCAGTTGGATAAACTCTTCTGAAAAATCTCGGGCAAGAATTTTATCCGTGCTGTCCATGCAATTCCTCCTATTGACTTTTCCTTCCCGCACCTGGAACGCGTCGCCCAGTTGAATTGTGTCCGGGAAATTGTGCTGTGTGGTCTGGATGGCATACTTGTCAATTTCGGTGGCGTAGTATTTCGTGACGGTGGCCCCGATTTTTCTGAGGGCAATCTGGCCGCAGCTCATGCCGTCGTACATGGAAAGGACCTCGACCGGCTCGGTGGTGATGCCCGGCGCATGGGAGAGGATGTGTGCGATCACGTCCACGGTCCACCCGTTCCCCAGCATTTTGTACGCCTGCGTGTCGCTGACCGGGAAAACGTAATCCTCCGGCACCGTCTGGAGGCGCTTGCACTCGGTCACGGTCAGTTTTCGGATAATATAAAACCCGTCCGCCAGTTTTATTGGGTATTGCTTGCCCTTTATGGTGATCTGTCCGTCCCTGACCTCATAGACGGGGTGTGTTTTGCCGTCGGCTGATTCAATCAAAAGATTGTTGTGCGCCCAGTCCCCGTTTGCTGTCAACGTCGGGGTCTTTTCGTACTTGATGCCGCCCTTGTTGAAGCCGCGCGGTTGCTGGAATATGGCGGCGTCCTCAACTACAAGGCGGCTCTGGTGGCCGTCCGCTGTGACGGCGTTGGCCTTTTGGTCGTCCCTCATTTCGTAGCTGGAGCTATCACCCCGGCCGCGCCACGCTATACCAGCGGGCACGGCGTAGAGCCCTGTTGCGGCCCCGTCGGCTCCTCCGCCGTTCGGTCGGGCCTGCAGGGAGACGCTTTTGCCGTCGGTGCTGTAAATGCGCCCGCTCTGGCTGCCGCTGATTTCTCCGGCGGCATTTGGCATATCACCCACGCGGAGCGGTGCTGCATAAAGGCCGGTTGCCACGCCGCCGCCCCCGTCCGTACCCGCCAGTGTCACGCCCTTCCCGTCCGGGGAATATACCCGGTATTGTCTGCTTTCGGCACCCTCTCCCTCTGCGAAGCTTTCAATGGTGCCGATCCGCACGGGCTCCGCCACGCCATTGAAGGAAAACTTCCCAGGCTCCTTGATGGTTTTTAATATGGACGACGGCCCGCCGTGTGGGCCGTGTGAAGCCCGAAGTGTATATGCCTTTTCCTGCCACACGATGCCGCTTTCCAGGATGTCCCGGAGCAGGATGCCCTTGTCCTCCGGCTGGCCGACGCCGGGAATGTTCGTCCAATAGAGGCGCTTTCGGCTCTGGGCGCTGACCAGGGCGGAGTTGATCTCGATGGGCTCCACGCCCAGCTCCTTTGTGATTTGCTCCCGGATGGCCGCCGACATGGATTTGTTATTTTCGTAAAGGAAAAAATCCGGCTTGTACTTCTCCAATGCTATCAGATAATTCTCGAACAGCTCCCAGCCGATGCCGCTGGGCTCGGTCTCCCGGTTCTTCGTCTGCGCGATGCTCCAATGGGTACAGGGGGAGCCGCCGATCAGCAGCTTCATTGCGCAGCCTCCCTGATTTTCTCGCTCAGGTCCAGCAATGCCTTGCGCACCGACTCAGCAGCAGACGGATCCTCCCGGCCCCGAAGCTTCATATGCAGGCCGGTCATCTTGTTGACAATCTCCTGGGCCTGTCCAAACAGGATTTTGCAAATCGTCAAATCCTTGTCGGAGACTACCGCGGCTGCCCGGGCGGCCTGCTCAAGGCTGGCGATCCGGTCGTTGGCGGCGGCAAGGTCTTTCCGGGCCCGGTCTATCTTGGCCTGCATCTCTTCAACTGCCTCCGCCCGGGCGGCGTCCAGTTTCTCCTGATCCACCTCCATAACGGCAACCTCCACCGGTTTTTCCCGCAGCTCCTTCAGCTGCCGCTCCAGCTCTGCCGCACTTGCGGCCGCCTGCTGCTTTTCTTCCTTGGCCTTTTTGAGCAGATCCGCATTCATTTTCAGCATTTCCGACGCCTGCTCATACCGGGCCCGCTCCGTCTCCTGGTCCGTCCTGGCCCGCTCCAGCAGCTCGTTGGCCAGCCTCAAATCCCCCGCCATCTTCTCCTGGGCCTGCTGGGCCTCATTCCGCTCCCGGATGGCCTCATTCCGCTCCCGGATGGCCTTTTTCAACTCCCGGACAGACATATCCTCTGCCGGAACTTCGGCCAGAAATGCCTCCCGCTCCGGCTCCGGCAGGGACAGAAGCACCAGAACTTTCGCCGCCCCCAAATCCGCAAGCGTCTGCGGATTTGACCACTCCCGGGCAAGGCGCATGAAAGTCTGTGCGGATCGCTCCGAAAATTCCACCTGCTCGGTCAGCCACGGGAGCCATTCCCCATGAGCCAGCAGGGACTTGGCCTCAATCAGACGATGGCCGATTGCCAGGATCGCATCCCCGGCGGTCTTTTTCAAGCCCAGAATCTCGCTTGTAATCGTCTCGATGTCCCGCGCCTCGCTCACAGCGGGGGAGGCCATCCCGAACTGGGCCAGCTTGTCCCCCATGCGGGCGTAGGCGGCTTTTTTATTTTCGTTTTTTACAGCAGCCATCTACGTCCCTGCCTCCTCCTGCAAAATGTGTTTGACTACAACGTCCGTGCACTCCCTCACAACGGTCGCGGCGGGTACAGCCCCCTCAAAGATTTTACCACACCACTCGTCCACCCCGTCGGCGGGGCGTGTCCCAGAATATCGAAAGAATTTATGCGCGAACGCCTTTATCTCCTCAGAGGACAACGGCATCAGTTCGTACTGCAAAGGGAACCTCCGCACAAGGGCCGGGTCGAGTTGGTCAAAGCGATTGGTGGTGCCGACGATGATTACGTTGTTGGGAATCTGGTCAAGTTCCTGCATCATGGCAATCACGACACGGTTCATTTCTCCCATCTCCTGCGCCTGCCCTCTGGCTGTTCCGATGGCGTCGATTTCGTCAAAGCACAGAACACACGGGTTTGTGCGGACATACTCAAAAATTTTTGCGATATTCGACTGAGTGCCGCCCAGGTGACAATCTACAAGGCTTGAAAAGCGGACGCAGGCAAATGGCAGCTCTGCTCTATGGGCTATATACCGGGCCAGTTCCGTTTTCCCGCATCCGCTCTCTCCATACAGTATGAGGGCAGGCAAATAGGGGATACCCATATTTGCAAGGCGCTCGGACGCGCGATAGAGGGATATGGTTTTCTCCGCCGCCTCTGTTTCCGTTTTGCGGAGCAGGAATTTTGCCTCCGGGAAAACGGCGGAATCATCGACTGCCAAAAGGCCTTTAAGCGTGTCTGGCAAATTCAAAAAGCCTTTTCGCGCCTCTATCCGGCGGATCATATCATCCCGGAAAGCGGCATCCCTTTGGGACGTGATTGCGCCCAAGATACACCTAGCTTGCATCTGGGCCCGCCGCATATCGCCATCGCATACATACCGGATGAGAATACGCTCGTTATTATTCATGCAAGTTCCTCCTTTCAAAACGGCATATCGCCGTCCGGCTCCTGTAAATCCTCAAACTGCATCTGCTTCGGCTCCGGGGCCTGCCTCTTCGGCTTTTGATAGGGCGCGGCGGCGCGGGAGGTCGTCATCTTGCTTGCCGCCATATCAAAGGCCAGCCGGCATTTCCCCACCCGGCCGTGGCGGTTTTTGGCTGCAATCACCTGCAAATCCGCATTGACGCCGCCGGAGCTGTACTCCGTTTCGTAATAGTCCTCCCGGTGGAGGAAAATCACCCCGTCCGCGTCCTGCTCGATGGAGCCGCTGTCCCGCAGGTCGGTCAAGAGCGGCGTTTTGTCTCTGCGGTCCGCCCCGGCCCGGTTCAGCTGGCACAGGGCCAGGACCGGGACCCGCAGGCGGCTGGCCAGCGTTTTCAGCGCCCCGGATATTTCCGCCATATAGTCATAGCGGGCCGCCCCGCCCCGCTCCCCGGGGGAAACCTTCCCGATGTAGTCCACCACAATCAGGCAGAGCCCCTTCACGCTGCGGGCCATCGCCTCTATGTCCGGGACCGTGGCGGACGGTTCCCCGTTGATGTACACCGGCAGGGCGCGTATTACGTCCCCCGCGTCCGCCACCAGCTGTTCCTCCTGCTCGCTCAGGGCGCCCATCAGCAGGCGCGGGCCCGGGATCCCCGTCTCCCGGGAGATTCGCTTGGCGTTCAGCTGGGCCTCCGTCATCTCCAGGGAGACGAACAGAACCGGCTTTTTTTCCTTCGCCACCCGGTCGGCAATGTTGATGGCAAAGGTCGTTTTTCCCATCCCGGGCCGGGCCGCCAGCACATACATTCCCCCGGCCAGAAGCCCGCCGCCCAGCGTTTCATCCAGGTCCTGATAGCCGGTGCGGACATACCCGCCGCCGGGCTTCCCCAGCAGCTCCCGGTGCCGGTAGAACGCGAGCATCGCCTGGTCCGGCGTGAGCAGCGCCCCCGGCGCGCCCGTTTGAAGCAGCCCGTCCAGCCGACCCGCCGCCTTGAGCATGATCTCCTTGGGCGGGGTATGCTCCGCGGCCAACGTCCTGATTTCCTCGGCGACTGCCAGGCACCCCCGCCGAAGCGCGCTGTCCCGGACAATCTCCGCGTACTCCCGGGCGTTTGCCGCGGTGGGCGTGGCTTCCATCAGCTGGAGCAGGTAGTCCCGAGGCACCTCGGCCCCCTGCCGCCGCGCCTCCTCCGCCGCTACCACCGGGTCAATGGGCTTCCCCTGGCGGTCCAGCCGCAGCGCCGCCTCATACAGGGCCCGGGCCATGGCTGAGCCGAAAAACTGCGGCCGGAGCACCGGGACAACGGCCCCCAGGCAGCGGGAGTCGATCAGGATGGAGCCCACCACCGCGTTTTCCGCCTCGAATATGTCAGCTGTCATAGACCAGCACTTCCTCCCCGTTGACGATCTCCGTGTGGCATTTCTTCTGCCGGGGGGCGGCGGGATCCGGCGCGGGCTGCGCCTGGGGCTGTTTGACCTTTTCCGTCCACCGGCGGTCCCGGAGCCAGCGGAAGGCGTGGGGAATGCCGATGTTCTCCCGCCAGTCCCGGGATTCCAGGTGCCGCTTGAGACCCAGGGCGATCTCCCGCAGCAGCGCATCCTCGTCCCCCAGGTGCTTGTCCATCAGCTCCTTGTCCCGGGGCAGCGCGTCCCACTGCTCCACCGCCTTGGCCCGGCAGTCGTCCTTGGGGTACGCCTTCCAGAACCCCTCGAATTTCTCTGGCCGCCACTCCGGCTCCGCCTTGGGCCGGCGGCTTCGTTTTTTCTTAACAGCAGAGGGCGCGCCCCCCTCGGGGGGGCTTTGGGGGGTATTTTGTTCCGTACCGTTCTTTTGTTCAGTACGTTTCTTTTGTGGCGACTTTTTCGGGTCCGGTTCTACCGGGTCCGGTAAATTAGGACACGGTTCCAGCAAAACATCCTCCCCGAACTCTCCCGGCGTGTCCGTGAGGAGGTAGGCGGTCTTGGCAAACCGTCCCGCCTCTCCGTGGGCCTGGGCCCGTTTGAGGTAGCCCCCCGCCTCCAATTCTTTCAGGTATTTCCCCATGGTGTCTTTGGATATTTTCAGCATCACGGCCATTCCACGGACCGAATAATCCCATTCATCCGGAAGGCTCAGCATGGCGATCAGAGAGAACCGGGCCATCTGGCTCAGGCCGTTGTCCCAAATAATGCTGTTTTGGATCTTAGTCTCTTTTGGCTTTGCGCGGTGTACAAAAATCTGCCGTTGGGCCATCATGACACCCCCGCCTACCAGAGCGCCAGGACGTCTTTGACCGTGACGGTATTGTCACCCTGGACGATGGCCATAGCGACGCTGCCGTTATTGAGCCAGCCCCGGAAGATGTTCTCGCTCATTCGCTCCACCTGCCAGACCTGCGCCTCCCCATACCGCTCCAGCAGCGTCTGGGTCACAAGGGACACCTTTCCGGGTCCCGGATTGTCGTTGTACATAATCCTTCCACCTCCACAAATTCCCCGTTTTCGAGGGTGTACCAGACATTCGGTTTGATCTTCTCACCGTCCACCCGGACGCATTTCCCAGCCTTGATGTGCCAGTCAGAACCGTCATAATCCCATTCATAGGCCGTAAGCCATGCCCCCACTTTCCCGGCCATTACTTTGCCGTCTATGCCAAACGCAGCGGCAATCGCATCCTCTCCATGTACTTCCGCGCGGCCCCCTTCCCCCTGGGCGGCGGCGTGGCCACAGGTCCCCTGGGCGGCGGCGTGGCCCCTGTCCCCCTGGGCGGCGGCGTGGCCACCGTACCCCTTGGCGGCGGCGTGGCCACAGACCCCCTGGGTGGCGGCGTGGCCCAAGACCCCCTGGGCGACGGCGTGGCCCCTGTCCCCCTGGGCGGCGGCGTGGCCACAGGTCCCCTGGGCGGCGGCGTGGCCACAGGCCCCCTGGGCGGCGGCGTGGCCCCTGTACCCCTGGGCGACGGCGTGGCCCCTGTCCCCCTGGGCGACGGCGTGGCCCCTGTCCCCCTGGGCGGCGGCGTGGCCACCGTCCTTCTGGGCGGCATTGCCCTCCGCAAGCTGTTTGACATAGTCAAATTGCTCTTTAATCAACCCATCAAGACCAATTTCCGATTTGAGCGTCAACTCGCTGGACGCAATCTTGCTGTCCACATTGTTTTTTCCATCAATCGTCCCGCCGGCCTCGCACTCAAAATACCGGCTGCCATCCACCGGAGAGTAGTACGACAACGCATCCATCGGACAGACAACAGAGTGTACGCCCCGGTCACCGCATCTGACAGCTCCGTCCCACGTAAACTTTTTCCCCAGCTCATACTGGAAGCCACGGCACGTCATAGCCCGATCCGTGCCCTTGTATGTAGTCATGTCTTTTACCTCCATTCACAGATTGATCGGACGTTCCGGGTGGATGGTGGAGATGGCGTGCTTGTACATAATGTGCTGCTCCTCCCCGGCCTGAACCACCACCACGTACCGGTCGGATCCGGTAATCTGGCCGCGCAGCTGGAAGCCGTTCAAAACGAACACCGTCACGGGCATGCCCTCCTCCTGGAGCGCGGACAGCAGCTTGTCCTGGATGTTTTTGTCTTTCTGCATTTTCGTGTCCTCCTGTTTTTCGTTTGTGGATTTTAGATCATCCCTCTTGCCGCGTTAAACGGCAAGAGGAGCGGGATCGTCTGGTTGCTCTGTCTGGGGCTGAGGATAATCCTTCCGGCGCGTCACAATCGGGGTGAGCTTCACCCCGTACTGCTCCCCCAGGATTCTGCCAACAATTTCGTATAACAGCTGTACGTTCAGCTCATTTTCAAATGTACCATTCATAGTGCCGCCTCCTTTTTCAGAGCGTATGAATGACTCTTTGTCCGATATGTTTTTGATACTTTCGCTTTGTCTTGCATTTTTTCGGCGGTCATTGTATAATAGATACACAAGGACCGCTTTTCTGGTTTGCTGGTTCCTTCCCCGCCGGATGTTCCCGCATCCGACGGGGGTTTTTATTTGTTATTTTGTAATCACAGCATCTGCACCTTGGACGGTTACCCATCCATGCTCCATTCTGGCCTCTGCCTCTTTCATCTGAATCAGCTCGGGGGTGATAGAAGCAGCAATGGTGCGGTTTGCGTTGGCCTCTGCCTCCGCCTCAATCTGTCGAGTTTTTGCCGCTGCCTCGGCCTCCAGAATTTTTGTCTCATTTTGGACTTTGATTGTTTCCTGCTCCGCCTCGGCCTGCTGTTTGCGCTGCATTGCCTTCACGCGGTCGTCGATGGTTTGCTGGAGCTGAGCATCCGGATGCACGTCAATGATCGACGCGTCAATGACCTCGATCCCATATGCTGCGCTAAGCTCCTGATTCAAAAATTCCGTAATTTCGCTGTTGATCTTGCCGCGGTCGCCGGAATAAATGTCCATCATGGAATAGAACGTGGTCACCTCTGAAATTTTTGCTTTCAGGACGGTCCGGACCCGGCTGTTTACGATGTCCTCCCCGCTCATGCCGCGAAAACGCTTATATGTGTTGACTACGTCAGCCTGGTTGAACCGGTACGACATTTGGAACGATATGCTGATATTGGCATTGTCGGCGGTAGAGATCATAAAAGAATCGTCGCCTTTGCTTCCGTCGCGTTCATCCTTGGTCAAGATCAGCTGCTCATTACCAATCGTGAATTCTTTCACCGACTTTGTAGGAGAAACGATATGGAACCCCTGGGTCAGGATTTCATCTTGCACACCGCCGTTCATGGAGTAAACCACACCCACGTAGCCGGTGGGGATAATTTCTAAGCAAATAATACAGCCGATCAGCGTAGACACCAGGAGAACCGCTGCGGCAATCCCGCCGATCAGCCCCGCAGAGCTGCACAAAATAGTTTTTTTCATTCTTCATCCTCACTTTCACATTCTGTAATTTCGTCTTTTGCCCGATTGAATAAGCCTTTGAGATCACCTCCCAGATATTTGAACATGGGGCTCATGATAAACCACAGAAGCACCATTGCTAGCACTACTATGGCCCAGAAAACTATGTTCACCCCCCTCACCCCCTCTCCGCCGCCTGCTGGGCGGCCTGCTGCTGGGACACTGCCACACTCTTGCACCTTGCCTCTAAACCGTGATAAAATAGCACGGAGAAAGGGGGTGAGATTATGGCTGCAAACGAAACGCATTTCCCCAAAGATAGGTTTGAGGCGTTAGCAATGCTGTATGTTCAGACGCAAGATTTAAGTGGAAAGTCACCTGCTGAAATTCTGCAAATATACAACAGTGCTTATACGGCAATGAAAAAGGAAAATGCATCTCAAGGGTACACACTCTAGACAAACAAGGCTGTTTCAATGATTTCCAACATTGCGCGGGTAAGATCGCATAATTCCGCGTTTGTACAGCTTGGATCCTTGGCCCGTTCAGCGAGCAGTGTCAACTGCTCGCTGAATATTTTTCTCAAGTCCACCCCCTCACCCCCTTTCCGCCGCCTGCTGGGCGGCCTGCTGCTCTGCCATGAAGGCCATTCCCTCACCGAAGCACAGCAGCTTTTCTTTCTGCGTTTCGTCGATTCTCTTCAGCAACGCGTCGAAGGTGCGAAGGATATCTTTACTTGTGTCAGACATTTGTGTTCCTCCCTTCCATATTGTCTACGCGATTATATTACAGCGCAACGCGCTATTTGTCAACCCCAAATTTATTGACATTGCGATTTTTATTGACAGCGCGGTTTTTTTGTGCTATGCTTGCACTTGGAAGGAGGGCTTTTTTTGAACGAGCGGATAAAAGAGTTGCGAAAATCACTGGGGCTTACTCAGCAAGAATTCGCAGAGCAAATCGGCTCTGTGCAGAACACAATCACCGGATATGAAACAGGGCGCAGAATTCCGTCAAATCAAGTTATTTCATTGATTTGCATGAAATTCAATGTAAATCAATCCTGGCTTAGAGACGGAGAAGGCGAAATGTTTGTCAAACTGAGTAAGGCGCAGGAGATTGCAGATTTCATGACTCCATTACTTAGCGACGAATCGGACGGATTTAAGCGGAGGTTTATTACAATGCTGTCCAGACTGGATGAAAGTGATTGGCTGGTTTTGGCAAAGATGGCCGAAGAAATGACAAAGGGCTGAACCGCAGTCCGGTTCAGCCCCTCTGGCTAGTGTTTGATGTACTTGCTTACGATTCGGTAGATTATTTCCAATTCCACGTCCGAAGCTCTCATTAGCAGTTCCGTGATGGATTGGATTAGCTGATTTCTGTCTAGCATATTTCAAACCCCCTCCGTAATTGCATGATAAATTTTAGAACGTTTGTTTTTGTTTGTCAAGGGTAAATTTGGAAAAAGAGAGAGGAATATAAATATGCCAGTTCGTTCTCGCCATACAAACAGAAAGAAAAACGGAAAGCTATTGCCAGTCCTCGCTATATTTTTCGTACTGGGAATTCTCGGTTCTTTTGGGTCCGATAAAGATGATAATAAGGGTGTTGAACCATCCGGCAATACCTCCTCCCAAACTATAGAGCGGGCTTCCGTTGCTCAGACTGCTGATACCAAACAAGATACAGAAGAACGCGTCCGTGAATTCCTGGAAAGTGATTTTCAGTTTATTATGACGGAATTCCAACAGATAAATACTCAAATTACTGTTACGGGAACTATGGAAGGGATTAGCGACCGCGAGGATCAGAGCAATGCTCCGGAGAATTGGGATCAGACTCAACGCAGCATGATTTCAGCGCAAGCGCGTATGAGAGATATTTTGAATTCATACAGCGGAAATACAACCCTGTCCCTTCAAGATTTGGGCGGAGAGCCGATGCTCCTGATTCAGAATGGAATTATTACTTATGATAAATACAAGGTAGATGAACCGGAGCCAGAGCCGGAACCTGAACCCTCATCAAATGAAACAATCTCTGATTCAGAGAGCTATGTTTGGGTGACCAGTGATGGAAGCAAATATCACTATAGCAGCAGCTGCAGCAACATGAAAAATCCGTCCCAAATTAAATTGTCTACTGCAATCGCCAGCGGACGGACCGCTTGTAGTAAATGCGCATAACCCCAGCCCCCAACAACCAAATAACCCCGCTCCGGGCATAAAAAAGTTCCTCTTGCATACACTGGCTAAGCTGTGGTATAATGGCCTCAGCCAAGGATGTGGTGAGGTATCCAAGGTATACACGCAAGAAAAACCCCCGGAGAGTCGCAGTCTCCGGGGGTTTTTTGTGCTTACCTGCCCTTGCTGTGCCGGTCAAGCCACTTGCAAACATAGTAGCTGACTATGCCCGCTCCGACCGACACGAAGAATGTGGTGAGGTGTTCCACGGTATACACCCCCTTCTGTTGCCAGTATGGGGAAGGGCAGCGGAGCTATTGTAACATATTTCGTCAAAAACCGCAAACAAAAAACCGCCCCCAGTGCGCAAACACTGGAGGCGGCCTTAAAACTTTCCAACGTGAGCAAATCCGCAAGCGTTTGCGGATTTGAAAAACCGCCCAGGGCGGTACTTGACAATTCCAGATCAGGCGGTTATACTGGACAGTAGAAAGGGCGCTGCCGGTAAGCGGTTGGCCCCCTGTCAATTAGTTACAAGAAGTAACCGCAGGTTGAGGGACCGGGCGGTTACTTCTTTTTATTGGCCTGAATGAACAGGGCAATTATGCCGATGATGACAAGTGTGTACTGAAACAGTTCACCGTATGTGACCACTGGACAGCCCCCCTTTCCGAAGATCAGAGGGCAGAAGCTGCCCTCCGTCGGGAGGGCCAACCGCCTACCGTTACTGGCAGCGCAGATTCAGCTTACCATATTTTTCAACATTTTGCAATAAAAATCCCGCCCCCAGTGCACGAACACTGGAGGCGGAAGAAGGGCAGTAAAATCTTTTGCCGGGATTCATACTGCCCTTCTATTATATCGTATATTTTAGTGATATTCAAGGGGGAATTTACATGGCAAAAGTCAAAAATCCCATTCCGCCCATCCGCCGCGCGGCGCTGTACATCCGGGTATCGACAGAGGAGCAGGCCAAACAGGGCTATTCCCTCCAGGCCCAACGGGACAATCTGGAGGAGTACGCCCGGGCGAATAACTATGCCATCGCCGGGGTGTATGTGGACGAAGGCAAAAGCGCCCGGAAGAAATATACCAACCGGAAAGAATTTATGCGGATGCTGGAGGACGTTAAGGCGGAAAAGATCGACGTTATCCTGTTTATCAAGCTGGACCGCTGGTTCCGCAGCGTGGCCGACTACTATAAAATCCAGGAGATTCTGGACGCCCACAACGTAGCCTGGAAAACCACGCAGGAGCACTATGACACGGAAACCACAAACGGCCGGCTGTACATCAATATCCGGCTCTCGGTGGCGCAGGATGAAAGCGACCGGGACAGCGACCGGATCAAGTTTGTGTTTGAAAACAAGGTGGCCCGGGGAGAAGTGATTTCCGGCTCTCTCCCGCTGGGCTTGCGGATCCAGGACAAGCGCGTGGTTCCGGATCCGGACAATGCGGAAATTGTCCGGGCGTTTTTCCGCACATACCGCGAAAAATCTTCTGTCAATGCCGCAATGGCTTATATCAGAGATATGTATGGGGTCATGCTCTGGGACCGCAGCGCTCGCAAGATGCTGAAAAATACCTTATACAAGGGAGAATACCGTGGGAATACAGCTTACTGTGAGCCGCTGATCCCACCAGAGGAATTTGACGCGGTTCAGAAACTCCTGGAGAGCCGGTCCGTCCGCCAGAATGAAAGCGGGCGGGTATATCTCTTTTCCGGTTTGGTGGTTTGCACGGAATGTGGCTTCAAGATGACTGGAAGTTGTGCTGGCACAAAGTGCGGGAAAGAATACCGTTCCTATCGCTGCCGCAATGCGACCATCTATCACAAATGCACGCACAGGAAACAAATGAGTGAGGAAAAGCTGGAGCAATGGCTATTACAGAATATATCCACAGAGCTGGACCGCTGGCAAGCCAGATGGAATATCGATGCAGCCCAGGCGAAGCGTCCGAAGATAGATTGCGCTGCAATACAGCGAAAAATGGACCGGCTCAAAGATTTGTATATCAATGAGCTCATCGATATGGACCAGTACCGGACAGACTGGGCTAAATATTCCGCCCAGCTCCAGGAGGCGCAGGAGACAGAACCGCCCCCAGCGCCAGATTTTCAGGGCTTGCGTGAGCTGCTGCAAGACGGCCTCCCTACGTTCTACCCCTCCTTCACCGCAGTTCAACGCCGCGATATGTGGCATGGAATCATTCAAGAGATACGCCTAGACGGGGAGAATATGCCCCGCGTTAATTTTCGGGAATGATTGTACTAATTTATAGTATCCTATTGGATACTAATATATAGTACAATAATAGTATTATTGCAAATCAGGATAAAAGCCGGGAGATTTACATATCTCCCGGCTTTTATTAGTGCTTTGTAACGTACATATAGTACGCCCCGGCCTTATCCTGCACAGCGTCTTTGTCCTCCAGCCAGGCTTTCGTCCGGTCGATGTAATACTCCATGGTATTCACTCCATGTTTCTTTGCCACGGCAACATCGTCGCTGTAGATGGCGTTAATCACGGCCCAAAACTTGACAGGGTCGCACTTGACGCCGTGCTGCTCCATCTCCTTCTGGATACGCTCAAAGGGCCAGTGGGGCCCCCGGGTGCCATCCTCATTTTCCATGTTGGCGGTCCACTCCTCCGCCATCTCGCGGGTAAGCGTAGGCCTGCCGTATCCGCGGCCGTAGCCTTCGGACAGGCCAGCGCCGCCCATGCGGTCCAGCTCATGCATCCGGCGGTACTCGGCGTCGGAGTGATACTCCCGGACTCCGCCGTGCATGGAGGGGCTCCGCTCCTCCTCATCGCTGACAAAAAATCCAATCCGGTTCATGGGCTGGTATTTCTCCCTCCTTGTTTGGTACTCATAGACAGGGGGCACGTAGGGGGACATGGGATAGCGCATTTGGGTCTGCCATCCACCATCCCACGCACCCATCGGGGCAAAACGCCCGTTATCATAGTGCTCCCGACCATCCTGATCCTTAAACCGGTTTTCGGGCTCATACTCCCTGCGGCGGGATGGGCTGAGCATCTGGGCTTTGATATAATGTCTCATATCACTCCTCCTTAGGTCGTGGGGGCGGGAGGAGCCGCGGGGGCCGTGCCGTTGATGCTGGACAGATTATTGGTGGGACAGGGGCAGGCATTGCCCAAAAGCTTAAAGCTGCCGCCCGTCGCGCTGGTGGCGACCACCATGGCGTAGCGGGTCCGCGTCCGGATAGCGCAGGCGGTGAGCTGGGCGCAGCACCGATTTGTCACCGGATAGGTCTGGGTACCGGTCCCAATGGTAATGACCACCGGCGCGTTGATGGTCGCGGCGTCAGGGATTGCCTGGGCGACCACAATGCAATATTTGCACCCATTATTGTAGGATCCGGCGGGCAGGTTGATAACCAGATTGCCGCCGGTAAAGGTCACGGCCTGAGACAGCACCAGCTTGTCGCAGAGCTTGCATACAGGTTTGCAGGACATAAATCATACCTCCTAAAAATCAGGGGCGGCGGAGGTCCCCGCCGCCCCGAAATGTTCACCAGCAGATCTGGGATCAGCAGCAGTTGCCGCAGTCCTGGTAACAGCCTCTTCCGTTCCCGCCGTTCCAGGGACCGTTATAGGGGAAGGGGGGATTGACCGGATAAGAGGGGACGGGCCGGGGCGGTTGAAGCTTGGCCACGGCGGAATTCACCACCGCGTCAATGTAGCCGTTCTGGGCGTTCTGACTGGCCTGGAACCGGGCGTCCTGGAGCTCCTGGCGCAGTGCGAAGATGGTTTCATCCTTGCGGGCAGACTCCATGGCGTCCAGACGGGCAATCACCCGGTCCGTGTCGTTGTGGGCGTTCTGGATGATGCTGGCGGTGTTGGTGGCCGCCGCGTACGCGGCGTCGCAGGAGGTGCGCTCAATCAGCCGCTGGGTCTGGCAGCAGCAGTCCTTGCTGTCATAGCCCATCTGGTAGAGCTGCTGCATCAGCGCGGCCTGCTGCTGGCATCGGGCCAGCTCCGCCTGGGAGGCGGTCTGCATCACCGTCATGCCAAGGCCGTTAACAGCGTTGCTCTGGGCGTAAAACCCGTCGCACAGGCCCTGGGTCACGCCGTCCAGCTTGCCGATCACCGTCTGGGTGTCCAGACTGCGCTGCAAAATGGCCTCCACCGGGTACGCGCCGCCGGCGTTTCCGCCGAAGCCGCCGCCCCAGCCGCCATTACCCCAGCCGAAGATCATCGCGAAGGCGATCAGGCCCATCCAGCCGTCGCCCCACATGCCGCCGTTTCCGTTGCAGCGGCCGTTGTCCTGCCCCATTGCGTAAGCCATCAGGGCGTCGTTGCTCTCTGCCATAATAAAATTCTCCTTTTCGGTTTATTCACACCGGGGGCCTGAAACGCCCCCGACTGTGTCAAAGTCAAGAGCGGTTTTTTGTCAGGAACCGGGCGAAACCGAAAAGGAGATCATCTCCTGATATGTAATTTTGATGGTTACATATAACGCTGGAACTGATTCATCAGATCAGCGGGATTCACCCCCGCCTGCTGGAGGGCGTTCTGGGCGGTCTGGTCCATCTGCTGGGGCGTTTTGTTCCCCAGGAAGGGCATAGCCTGCCGGAATTGGGGGTATTTCTGCGCAAGCTGCTGCATCGCCTCCACGGGGCCAAGGCCCTGCTGCTTCAGCCGGAGAATCTCCTGAACCATGGGGGACTGCATGGGGCTTTTCCCCTGCATCATAGCCTGCAGCATCATCTGGGGGATGCTGCCCCCGCCCTGCATGGGATTCATGACTCCGCCCCCTTTCCGGCCGGCCGCTTCTGGGCCGTTTTCCGGGTCTCCTCCAGCTCCGCCCGCAGGGCGTTCACCTCATCCCGGAGCGCTTCAATTTCCGTCCGGGGGTCATAGGCCGGCGCGGGTACAGGCGCGGGAGCCGGGGTGGGCTGATTGGACAGCCGCCGGTAGATGCCAAAATCCACGTTACAGTTAGAGTCCAGCTGCTTGGTGTAAATCAGGCCGTTGGACAGGTGGGGCATAAGGGTAATGGCCCCGGTGACGTCGGCGGGGACCAGCAGGGCCTCATCGTAGGAGGAGACCGGCCGGAACAGCACCTGGGTCTGCTGGGGCGGCGCGGGGGTAGGAGAGGGCTGCATAGGGCCGGACTGCTGGGGATATCCATTTGCGTTTTGCTGGGGGCCCTGCATCGGGCCGCTGGGATAGACGCCAGGACCAGCGTACATAATAAACACGTCCTTTACATATAAATTTGGTGCCGGGAGAGCCTGCAAGCGGGGACGTGTCCGCTCCGACTCCCCCGAAGCGCCTATGGATAGTATAGCAAAAACGCGGCGATGCTGGGGTTAATTCCAGCATCGCCGCGTTGCATTTGGGCATCACTTATGTCAAACTTCATTCCAACCGCCGGGCTGTCTCCTCAACCTTGCCCACAATGTGCTTGATGTGTCTTGACATGGTCGTTCGGGTCCATCCAAGTTCTACCGCGATTTCGATTTGCGGCGTTTTGTCCAGCATATACTCCCTGGCTATCCTTTCGTCCACGGTCCCCAGGTTGGCCTCCTGGATGCAGACCTCAAGCTCCGAGCGCAGCAGATGATCCAGCGTTGCAGGCAGTCTGATCCGTGCTGTTGACATGGGTCACGTCCTTCCCATCCCGTGGTCATCGGCCGGCGTTGAGGATCATCACCGCCACCTCTTCCCGGGTAGCGAAGCTCTGGGGCCGGGAGCCGTCGGTAATGCCGGCGCTCTTGGCCTGCTGGAGCAGCTCCCCGGCCCAGCCGGAGGCGGGCTTTTCCCCCCGTCTCTCCAGGTAGTTGTCCATCATCTTGTCAAAGTCAGCCTGTGTCACAATATCATCCTCCTCATACGCGGGACGGTACGCCCCGACAATATACTTTTTGTCCCGTTTCCGGCGCATCACGGCCCCGCCGTTGGCCTCATTGGTGGGGGCGGTGTTGCCGTCGATCGTCGTGATGTACCGCCCGTCCCAGCCCTCACAGATCCCCACGTGCTGGGTGTTTTTCTTGCCGTTGAAATTGAAAAAGATTATGTCGCCGGGGAGATAGTTCCCCTGGACCGCCTGGGCCTTATGAAAGCCCAGCAGGGTGAAGCAGCTGGCGGTTTTCTTCCCGCCGTAGAACAGCTCAGACGCCCCCGCCTCCCGGAACACCCACCACACAAACACCGCGCACCAGGGATAGGCGCTGCCGGAGACCTCCTGACCGTAGTAGGCCGTATTAAACTTGCACCGGTTGGAGTTGGGGGGATTTTCTTTGATGCCCAGCTGATCCCGGGCAATATCCAGAATTTTTTCTGCCGTCATGCCGCCGCCTCACTTCACAACTACGCAGATCACATGGTCCATATTGTAAAGACCAACCCAGGAACCATCTTTCTTGACAATAAACACCTTTCCATCATAGGCATAATCATCCCATTCGCCCTTGCTTGCTTCCCAGGTGGCGGTATGTCTGTTTGCAAGGGTAATCTTAATGATATTGTAGTTTTTCATAGTTTCTCCTTCATCACGTGTAATCGAAATTTCCTGCAGCACCTTATACTCTTCCAGCCATGCTGCAAGTTGCAAGTGCTCATTCCGGCATTCCAGACATTCGCCTTGATGTGCGGCTCCACTTGCAACATCTTTGCAGTGTTGGATTGCTTCCTCTAATGACATCATCCCGCCTCCTCCGTAACCTCCACCTGGTCTGCGTCAAACACGGTGGTGGACCGCATGATGGTCACCGCCGTGCCCTGGACCTGCTGCACCACGTCGGACATATCATCCGGACGGGTCAGCTCATGGTGCAGCTTCAGCACCGCCGCCTCAATGGCGGAGTCGATTTCACTTTCCGAAAACGTAAAGCCTTTTTCCCGCAGGAAGGCCACAACGGCCTTTTTCTTCTCCTCCCCCTGGGTGGAGTCCCACAGCTGCTCCGCCGCCGCCACGGCGATCTCCACCCAGCGCAGTAGTTCCTCCCGGTCCTGGGCGGTGGTTTTACGCTTGATCCAGGGGATCACGAAGGCGGTCACCAGCGCCGCCAGCATGGCAATCACAGCATTGAAAACAGGGGTTAAATCAGTCATTTTTCTTCATCCTTTCGATTTTTGTTTCCATTCAGCACAGTTTTCAGACACATAAGTAACAGCTCCCCGCCGAAGAACGCCAGGATCACCCCCAGCAGGGCGGCGGGGTCGTGGCCCGTGCGGGAGAGAATCCGCATGGCGTACCCGGAGGCGGCGGTGCCGCAGGCCACACACCACAGCACCATAGCCTTGGCAAACAGGTGGGGCACGGCCCGGAGCCGGGCAAACCAGCGCCGGACGGGGATCACCCCCAGAGCCGCCAGGGCGACACACACACCAGCCAGCAGCAGCCCGGCGGCCAGCACAAACGGATTCACGTTTTCACCGCCTCTTCCAAGTCGCTGATCCGGTGGTTGGCCACCCGGATTTTCTCCTCCTGGAGCTCTGTGCGCTCCTCCAGCTTGTACACCCGGTCGATCACCTGGTTATGGACCTCCACCTTCTTCTCCAGCTGTTCCAGCCGGTACTGGGTCAGCTTGGAGGAAACCAGAATGCCGCCGAAGGTCCCGACCCCGGAGCCCAGCAGGCCGATCAGGGCGACAACGATTGCATCTGTCACACGGTATCACCTCCGCCACTTGTCATAACTCTCACGCCTTTGTAGTAAAGTGCGCTTCCGGAATCGCCGCTTTTGAATTCGATTTCTTTGATGATGGTTTGGTTTATCCCGCTATAGCCGGCTCCACATTCGATCTTTACGAAACGTGTAACTGTCTTTTCGAACTCAATCGTCATCGGATCAAAGTTAGTGGTTGGGTCATATCCAGCCACACCTCCGATGAATACGGTATCCCAGACACTCCCGTCTATCGAGGTCTTAATAGTGACGGTTCTTGGGAAAGCGCTGGCAGCGGAGGCGGTTTGAGCGGGGTACATTCGAACGCCAGATATAGCCGTGTTCGTGCCGAAATCAATTTGGATCCATCGATTCGAGACTGTGGCATACCATGCGTCGTCGAAATTCGAACCGTCTTTTATGCCGTCAAACGCGCGGAACGCATAGTATCTATACTTCGTCGCATTCCCGACATACTCTGAAGAGGCTGACGCGACATACGGAGCCGGCGTGTTATTCGACGTCATCTTCGGGCTCCACCAGGTAATATCCTCCGATAAGGACCCGGAAACTACATATAGGACATCCTTCTGCTGCTCCTCCACTGTCAGCCCCCGGTATTCTTCCGGAGTCATAACTTTAACCGCCGTACCACTCGATACGGAGCCGCCTGATCCGCCGCCCGGCTCCCCGGGCGGGCCTTGGATATTCACCGGTTCTGGATTAGGCAGTCCCTTGTCATTGGACCAGCTCAGAGTGCCATCTTCCGAAACGGACGGGGTAAACGTCGCGCCATCCTCCCCAGGCGCTCCCTGGGATCCTGCTGGACCGGGAGGGCCGGGAACCGGCAGAGCGCCGCCGCCACCCACATCTGCGACCACCTTGTCTTGATACATAAGCGCCATAGCCGCCGCCTCCTCACAAAATCAAAATCCGGATATGGGTTTCATCCAGCCGGGCCATCACCCGGTACCGGGTGGGCCGGGCGGAGTGCACCGCAATGCCCCCGTCGCCCACGTTGGCCCAGCCGTTTACCCGGCACGTCCCATCGTCCACGGCCACCAGCTTGCCCAGCAGCCCCACCGCGTCCCACTCCGGGCGCTGGGTGCGGGGGACGTATTTCTGCGTGCCGTCATAGGCGGGGTTGAGCCGCTGGCGATGCTCCACCCGGGCAGGGACCAGCACCGTGCCGTCCTGGTCCAATTCCTCCGGCACCTCCACGTCCTCCCAGAGCGGCCGGCCAAAGATGTCATACAGATACATCCCCTGCCATTGGTCATCATGTACGTCGCCCACGACGGAGGGGTTGCCGGACACAACGCCCAGTATGTAACCGTCATCCGGGCCCGCCAGACGGATTTTCTCCCCCTCCAGGGTGACAAACCGCCCCGCCCGGTCCGCCGTGTCCGGGTTGCCGTCCAGCCACTCAAACAGCTCCGCGTAGTCCGCGCCGCTGGCGTTCCAGGAGCTTACGCCGTAGGCGGCAGTAGCCGTGATGCGTAACGCGTTAGCTCGTGCAGTGTTAGATGTCCCCTTCCCGATTACAAAGTAATAGCCCACATTATTTACGTTGTTTGAGGGGTCATATTCTACGTTATATCTCCCTATCGCCGTACTTGCTAAATATTCGGCTGTTGTGTAGTAGCCCCCTGCATGAGACGACTTTCCACTTGCCTTTGCACCATAACCTTCTGCATGAGATTCGAATCCACTTGCCGTTGTGCTGAAACCTTCTGCATGAGACCATTCTCCACTTGCCGTTGCTAGGTAACCTTCTGCATGAGAATAGTGTCCACTTGCCTTTGTGCTGTAACCTTCTGCATGAGACGCGATTCCACTTGCCTTTGCACCAGCACCTTCTGCATGAGAATCGATTTCACTTGCCGTTGTATTAGCACCTTCTGCATGAGCTTCGTTTGCACTTGCCTTTGTGTTGTAACCTTCTGCATGAGAAAAACGTGAACTTGCTGTTGTGCTGGAACCTTCTGTAACAGAGCCTTCCCCCACTACTGTCCCGGCCTTCCGCCCCAGTGAAATCGACCCCGTGAACACCGGGCTATCCTTCGGCGCGTAGGCGCTTAAATCCGGAGTCTCCCCGGCGGGGCCAGCAGGGCCAGCGGGGCCCTGTGGGCCGGTATCGCCCTTAGGGCCTTGGGGACCGGGCGCTCCGTCTGCGCCATCCGCTCCGGCAGGACCGGGGTCTCCCTTGTCTCCCTTGGGACCCTGCTCCCCTTGGAGGCCCTGCTCTCCCTGGGGGCCTGTATCACCCTTGGGGCCGGTAGCCCCATCCGCTCCAGCGGGCCCCTGGGGACCCACCAGGGCCTCCCGGGGGACCGGCACGGGCTGGCCCGCCTCGTCAAAGCCCACCACCTGCTCCGGCGCTCCCGTCAGCACATCCTGCTTTCCGGCCAGCGCCGCCTCCAGCTCCTCGCGGGTGTCCGGCAGGGCCATGCCCAGGGAGGAGCCGCCGTTGATGGTCTTTACCGCACAGGGGAGGGGCAGCTCGCCGGTGAGCCGGGGGATGTCCTCCCGGGTATAGGCGAGCTCCCGCCAGGGGGCGGTGAGTACGCCGGAGCGCTCCATGAAGAGCTTGGTGACGGCCTTGTTCATTGCCATGCCGGAGGCCAGATGGCCTGAGCCGGTGTAGGGGATGCCCAGCAGGTCAAAGGCCGCCTGGACCCGGCCGTCCTCGCCGCACTCGCCGTGGAGGCCCAGAAACACCGCGTCCGCCCGGGCGCACGCGTCCAGAACCCCGGGGCCGAAGAGACTGGGGGAGCGGTCCCCCCGCTGCCGCCGCACGGCCTCCAGATCCGGCTCCTGGGCGCGGATCACCCCGTCCTCCAGCGGCCCGGCCGGACCGCTGAAAATATCCTCCTGTCCCTCCAGGCCCAGGAACATATCCACCAGTACGGCCCTGTGTCCCAGCTCCCGCAGGGCCCGGCAGATGCTCTGCCGGGAGACCGGGGAGCCCTGCCGCTCCGGCGACAGGCCGCCGGCTAAAACCACAATTTTCAAACTCCTAACGCTCCTTACTCTCGGTTTCTCTTCATACGCATACAAGATATAGTATAGCATATTGGCCAGGAAAATACAACCTGACTTGGAAACCGGCAGGAAAATCTATTTTGAGAACAGGGCCGGGAGGAGCGCCTTACGGTTTCCTGCTCCGGGCCGCCATGGCGCTGTGGACGGCCTCCGCCGCCCGCTGGACCAGCTCCCGGCTGGTGGCCAGATTCCACCGCACCCAGCTCTCCCCGCCGCCCCGGAACTGGCTGCCGTAGTTCAGCGCCAGACGGCACTCCTTTTCAAAGAAATCCTTCATCTCCTCCTGGGACAGGTAGGCCCCGAAGTCCGTCCACATCAGGTAAGTGCCCTCCAGCGGCGCGATCCGCAGCAGGGGCCACCGCTCCAGCAGGCTGGCGCGGAGATACTGATAGTTGCCGTAAATCGTCTCCTTGACCTGCTCCAGCCAGTCCTCGCCGTGGAGATAGGCGGCCTCCCCGGCCAGATAGCCGAAGGAGTTGCCGGAGGCGAGGTGGAGGGTCTTGGT